CTCGGCGAGCAGACCGTCTACAACTCGGACGGCACGCGGCTCCAGGCGTACTCCACGCGCTACCAGTGGAAGAACGGCCTGGTCGTGAAGGACTGGCGCTACGTCGTGCGCATCTGCAACATCAACACGACCGACCTGCTCGCGCAGTCGAACGGCCAGGCGACCACCTCGGCCAGCAACCTCATCCGCCTCATGGCGCGTGGCCTGTACCGCATCCCGAACATGGCGATGGGCCGTGCCGCGTTCTACATGAACCGGACCGTGCACAGCGGCCTGTCGATCATGGCGCTCGACAAGAGCCAGGCGGTCGTCAAGGTGAACGAGGGCCTGTCGCAGTTCGGCACGCCGTACAGCTGGCTGTCGTTCCTCGGCGTCCCCTGCCGTCGCGTCGATTCCATCCTCAACACCGAAGCACAGGTCCTCTGACCCGCACACTCCTGAAGGGAGACACTCACAATGATTACTGACGTCCTTCTCACCGTGTCCGGGTCCAACACCCCCGGCTCGGCCATCTCGGGCCAGGCCATCACGGCCGACGCCTACAGCACCGACACCATCGACCTCGGCACCGCTCGCGACATCGGCGAGGGCCGCCAGCTCTACATGGTGTTCACCGTCGTGACCACGTTCAACACGCTCACTAGCCTCGACCTCGAGGTGGTTTCGTCGGCGAACGCAAACCTCTCGTCCCACACCGTCCTCGCGGAGACGAACGTCCTGCTCGCCGGCCTGACCGCCGGGAAGCAGTACGTGGTCGCCATCCCGCCGCAGATCGCAAGCCTCGGCCTGCGCTACCTCGGCGCCCGCTACGACGTCAACGGCACTGCACCGACCACGGGAAGCATCCTGGCGCAGATCGTCATGGACATCCAGGACGGCCAGAAGTTCTACGCCAGCGGCTTCACGGTCGCCTGATAGGAGCATCACATGGCGATGGTCAAGGCATTGGTCGACTGCTTCGTGGACAACGGGCTTCGGAAGGCGGGCGAGGAGTTCCGCTACTCCGGCCCTGCTCTCCCCGACGTGATCGAGTTCATGGACGGCGGACCCGTCCTCGACGCCGCCGAGCCGGAGCGCAAGCTGCGCCCCGGACGGAAGCCCAAGGCCGAAGCCACGCCGAACTGATGCGTGCCTGAGTTCGCGAACAAGGGAGGGGGGCCGTCCACGCCGGCCCCCCTCCTGTCACGAAGGGAGCGAGCATTGGGTTACGTCGGCAAAGATCCGAAGAAGTGCACGCGCTGCGGCGAATTCAAGCCGCGTTCGGATTTCTCCAAGCACGCCGTGGCAAAGGGTGGAGTGCAGTCGACATGCAAGCCTTGCTCCGCAATGATTGCAAAGACGCGATATAAAAAGCACCCACTGCGACACGCGCAAATTAGACGTAATGCCAAATTGAAGGCAACGCACGGAATCACCAGCAGCGATTATCAGGAAATGCTGGAGCAGCAGAATGGCAAGTGCGCCATTTGCGGTACGACAGATCCTGGTGGTCGAAAGGGATTGTGTGGTCCAGTGTTTCACGTGGACCATTGCCACAGCAGCGGAAAGATTCGTGGACTGCTGTGTCACTCATGCAACGTTGGGCTCGGGAACTTCAGGGACAGCGTGACCGCCTTGGCAAACGCCATCGCGTACCTCGGAAGGAGCGAATAACTTGCCATCGGTCGTCGATTTGTGCAACCTCGCACTCGCATACCTCGGGGATGATGCAACGGTCGCAAGCATCGACCCGCCGGAGGGCTCGGCGCAGGCCGAGCAGTGCCAGCGCTTCTACCCCATCGCACGCGACACGCTGCTCCAGATGCACACCTGGAGCTTCGCCTCGCGGCGCGTCTCGCTCGCGCAGGTCACGATGCCGTACACGATGTGGAAGTACGCATATGCCTGCCCCGGGGACATGATGACCGCCGTGTCGGTGCTCCCGCCCGAGGCCGAGGACGATTACGCGGTGCGCGCCTACCCGGCCGACCGCTACGGCTGGGGCTGGATCAACACCCCGTTCGTCGCAGGCGGCACCTACGTACCGCAGCCGTACCAGATCGAGACGGACACGGCCGGGAACAAGGTGATCTACACCAACCAGGAGAACGCGCTCCTGCGCTACCAGGCGCTCGTCACCGACCCGACCAAGTTCGACCCGCTGTTCTCCAATGCGCTCGCATGGCACCTCGCGTCGATGCTTGCCGGCCCGGTCATCAAGGGCTCCGAGGGCGCCGCAGAGGGCCGCAAGTGCATGCAGATGGCGCTTGGCTACATCCAGCAGGCGAAGGCGTCCGACGCCAGCCAGCGCGACATCAGGCCCGACCAAATCACGCCCTGGATCTCTGGCCGCTGACCGATGGCACAGACCCGCGTCTATCACCGCTCGTTCGGAGGTGGGGAGCTGTCGCCCGAGATGTTCGGGCGCATCGATGACGTGCGCTTCCAGACGGGCGCTGCCACGATGCGGAACTTCATCGCCCTGCCGCAGGGCGCCGCCGAGAACCGACCCGGCACGCAGTTCGTGCGCGAGGTGAAGGACTCGAGCAAGAAGACGCGCCTGCTGCCGTTTACGTTCAGCACCACGCAGACGATGGTGCTCGAGCTCGGCGCTGGCTACTTCCGCTTCCACACGCAGGGCGCCACGCTCGGACCCGGCACGCCTGCCGCCTACAACGGCGCCACGGCCTACTCGATCGGCGCGCTCGTCTCGTCGGGCGGCGTGAACTACTACTGCATCGCGGCGACCACGGGCAACGCACCGCCGAACGCCACGTACTGGTACGCGCTCCCGGCGGGGATCTACGAGATCCCGAATCCATACGCCGAGGCCGACCTGTTCGACATCCACTACGTGCAGTCTGCGGACGTGCTGACGCTCGTCCACCCCAACTACGCGCCCCGCGAGCTGCGCCGGCTGGGGGCGACCACGTGGGTGCTGTCCACGATCTCCTTCGTCCCGAACGTGAGCACCCCGACCTCGGTCGCGGTGACGGCCAACCGCGGGCAGGCGCTCAACATCACGGCCTTCACGCAGGCGAACCCCGGCGTCATCACGACCATCGGCAACCACGGCCTCGCGGTCGATGACCCGGTCTACGTCGATGGCGGCACGATGACCCAGGTGCGCGGGTTCTACACCGTGAACTCGACGCCCGGCACGACCACGCTGTCGCTGCGCGCATACGACAGCGGCGTCCCGGTGAACACGACCTCGTTCACGGCGTGGTCCGGCGGCGGCTACGTGCAGTTCGGCGCGAAGACCATCGACTCGGACTCGTACTACGTGGTGACGGCAGTGGACGCGAACGGGATCGACGAGAGCGCACCGAGCGTGGCGGTGAGCGTCACGAACAACCTGAATGCCCCGGGCTCGAGCAACACGGTCACGTGGGCGGCGTCTGCGGGCGCGGCGCTCTACAACGTCTACAAGCGCCAGAGCGGCCTGTACGGCTACATCGGGCAGACGCAGTCGCTGTCGTTCACGGACAACAACATCGCCCCGAACCTCGGGATCACGCCGCCCATCGCGGACACGACGTTCGTCCCGGGCGCGATCCTGTCGGTCCCGGTCACGAACGGCGGCTCGGGCTACGGCTCGACGGTGGTGAGCGGCGGCTCGTTTCAGACCGTGGCGGTCATCGCCGGCGGCACGGACTACGACAGCGGCGAATCGGTGACCGTGGCCGACCCGACCGGGAGCGGCGCCACGTTCACCGTGACCGAGTCGGCGGGCGTCATCACGGCGGTGGCCGTCACGGCCGGCGGAAGCCTGTACAGCGACCCGACCTTCTCGGTAGGCGGTGCGGATACCAGCGCCTTCCCCGCCCCAATTGTGGTCGGCAGCGGCGCACGGCTCCTGCCCACGCTCACGCCGCTGGTCTATGGCAGCGTCACCATTGGCGTCACCGACACCACGGGGACCGGGGCCGTGCTCGAGCCCATCGTCCAGGGCGGCGTCATTACCGCCATCCGGGTCGTGAACGGCGGGCGCAACTACACCAGCCCGACCATCACCGTCACCTCGGCGGCAGGCGGGTCGAGCGCCACGTTCGGTGCGGCGGTCCTGTCGGCGGTCCAGTTCCCCGGCGCGGTCAGCTACTTCGAGCAGCGCCGCGTCTTCGCCGGGACCACGCTCGCGCCCCAGACGCTCTGGATGACCCGCACGGGCACCGAGAGCGACATGTCCTACCACATCCCGGTGCAGGACACCGACCGCATCTCCTTCACCGTGGCCGCCCGCGAGGCGAACACCATCCGCCACCTGGTGCCGCTCACGCAGCTCCTCGCGCTGACGAGCGCCGCAGAGTGGCGAATCTCCCCGGTCAACAGCGACGTCATCACCCCGACCACGATCTCCGTGCGCCCGCAGGCATACGTCGGCGCCAACAACGTCCAGCCGTCCATCGTCAACAACACGGTGGTCTACTGCTCGGCCCGCGACGGCCACGTGCGCGAGCTCGGCTACTCGTGGCAGGCCAGCGGATTCGTGACGGGCGACCTGAGCCTGCGCGCCACGCACCTGTTCGACAACTTCGACATCTCGGACATGTGCTACAGCAAGGCTCCGCAGCCGCTCCTGTGGTTCATCTCGAGCACGGGCAGGCTGCTGGGCCTCACCTACATCCCCGAGCAGCAGATCGGCGCATGGCACCGCCACGACACGGACGGCGCGTTCGAGTCCTGCACGGCGGTCGCGGAGGGCGTCGAGGACCGCCTGTACGTCATCGTCAAGCGCACCATCGGCGGCACGACCAAGCGGTACGTCGAGCGCATGGCAAGCCGCCAGGTCGGGGACATCGAGGACTGCTTCTTCGTGGACAGCGGCCTGAGCTACGACGGCACGAACACGGGCTCGACCACGGTGACGGTCACGGGCGGCTCGACCTGGGGTCCGGCAGACGTCCTGACCGTGACGGCTAGCACCGCGATCTTCCAGTTCCCGGCGACCACGGACATCAATGACGCCATCGTCATCACGGCCACGGACGGCACGCAGTACCGCCTGACGATCCTCGGCACGTCGAGCACCACGGTGGCGACGGCCAAG